TAGCAATGGGCAATCAGCAGCCAAGCCTCTAACGAGGAAGGTTCAACGACTATCCCGATTTGGGAGTAGGGCGCAAGCGATTGGCGCTCGAAGTGGTAGGGGTCCGAGTAATCGGATCAAGATATAGTCTGCGCTTCCGGGAAACCGGAAGGAGTGCGTAAGCACCGGCACGGCCCAGCGAGCCGTGGAACTAACAGGGAAGGTTTACGGGATAAATACCCGTCGCCTCCTAAGAAAGGAGGTGTAACGATGATTAAAGGTTACAAGATAAGAATATACCCAACAAAGGAACAACAAGATCTGATTTGGAAGCACATCGGTGCGAGCAGGTTCATTTGGAACTACATGCTGAATATGCAGGAAGAGAATCACGCCAACGGCGGTAAGTTCATCTCGGCATTCGGCATGCATTATCTGCTTACACCACTCAAGAGACAAGAGGGTTTTGAGTGGCTGAGCGAGGTATCGAATATCATGCTCCAACGCACATGTACCGACCTTGCCGGAGCATACAAGCGATTCTTCGGCGGCTCAGGTTTCCCGAAGTACAAGAGCCGTAAGCGAGCAAGGACATCATTTCCTGCTCGCAGCGAGACAGTGCAATTCTCGGATGGCTTTGTGAAAATCGAGAAGATCGGCCGAGTCAGATACAAATCGGATTTCCAGTTCCCGGAAGGTCGTGGGCATAAGTTCAGCAACGTCCGTCTTTCTTATAAGAACGGCAAATACATGCTGTCATTCGGCATGGAATGCGAAAACCAAGCACCTGAACTACACGATTATTCCATGGGCATTGATCTTGGAATCAAAGAACTGGCAGTAGTCGCGTGCGGCGATGAGCAAATCGTCTTCCACAACATCAACAAATCAAAGAAGATTCGCGATCTTAAGAAGAAGATCCGCCACGTACAGCGCAACATCTCACGCAAGTATGAAGCTTCCAAGAAGCGCAACGGCGGGCGCTACGAGAAGACTGCGAATATTATTAAGGAAGAAGAAAAGCTAAAACGCCTGCAGGCAAGGGTCTCCAACATACGCGAGAATTACATACATCAGACCACGCACGAGCTGGTCTCCATGCTTCCCAAGGAGGTAATAATGGAAGATCTGAACGTGATGGGCATGATGAAGAACAGGCACTTGAGCAAGGCAGTGGCCGAGCAGTGCTTTTATGAGTTCGCTCGTCAGATGCAATACAAGTGTGAATGGAACGGTATTCCGTTCACAAAGGTCCCGCGCTTCTACCCCAGCAGCAAGACATGCTCGTGCTGCGGCGAGATCAAGCACGACCTAAAGTTGTCTGACAGAACGTATGTTTGCCCTAAGTGCGGTCTCACGATTGACCGCGACTACAATGCCGCCATCAACCTCATGAGGTATACGGACTCACAGACAGGAGCCGTAGCCTAAGGGCAAAAGCCCAAGAGGTGTCGTTACACCTTTAAGCTGTGGAGCGCCATACCAACGCAAGTAGCTTCGGCAAAAGCGGGCGCTACGAAGCAGTAAGTTCCGGTCACTATATGTGATCGCTGAACATAACGGAAGTACCGTGTTACTAAGCCCGAGTACGAGGGCGAGGACGACGATGAACTGCTGGTGGACATCTTTGGCGATGGCGGCGACAGCACCGGCGAAAGTGCGGCGGTGATGGACAATGACCAGAGCTGAGAAAATTATGTATGGAGCTGCGCGTTGCGCAGCTTTTTATCGTAAGAATCCCCACCTGTTCGCGAGGGATTACCTTCATATAAATCTGAAGCTGTTTCAGAAGATCCTGCTGTTGATGATGATGTACAGCGATACGATGGTCTTCATAGCATCGCGTGGTATTGGCAAGACGTGGCTGTCTGCTGTGTTTTGCGTGATACGCTGCATCCTGTGGCCAGGCACGAAGATCTGCGTGGCTTCCGGCACGCGGTCGCAGGCATATGCCGTGATCGAGAAGATTGTGCTGGAAATAAAGCTAAATTCTCAGGAACTGGCGGCGGAAATCGATGACAAGAATTCGAAGCTGAATAACACGCAGGGCATCCTCGTGTTCAAGAACGGCTCCTATATAAAGGTAGTAACTGCTTCGGAGTCTGCGCGATCCAACCGCGCAAACATCGTGCTGATCGACGAGTTCCGCCTGGTTGACCAGGAAGTCATCAACACGATTTTGAAGAAGTTCCTGACCCAGCGGCGCATGCCTGCGTATGCGGAGCTCACCGAGAGCGAGCGACAGGCGCAGTACGCCAAAGAGAAGAACAAGACGGTCTGGTGCAGCTCGGCTTACTTTGCCGATCACTGGTCTTACCAGAAATGCGTTGAGACGATCAAGGGCATGGTGACGCCGAACAGGCGCGATTTCTGCTGCAGCCTGCCTTATGAGCTGAGTATTGCGGAAGGACTGCTTGACCCTGACGTGGTTGAATCTGATATGCTGGAGCCAAACTTCTCGGATATCCGGCATATGATGGAGTATGAAGGTATCTTCTATAATTCCGCCGATGGCGCTTTCTTTGATTACAACTCTGTTTCCAAGAATCGGCACATCAATTATCCCATGCTGCCGGCCAATCTGTCGGCCAAGCTAAAGTCGAACGGTAACATACGCATCCAGCCCAAGATGGCCGGTGAGAAGCGATTGCTCTCCGCTGATATCGCCCTGATGGCGAGCACGCGCCACAACAATGACGCGACCGCCATATTCATTACCAGGCTGGTGCCGACAAAGGCTGGGCGATACACCGTGAACGTTACGTACACGGAGACCAATGAGGGTCTGCGCACAGAGGAGCAGGCGCTGAATATCCGCAGGCTGTATGAAGAGTATGACTGCGATTACATTGTGATCGACGCGAAGAACGTCGGTCTGGCTGTGCTGGACTGCCTGTCAAACGACATCAATGATCCGGAAACTGGCGAGATCTTCCCGGCGCTGTGCACAGCCAACAACGCCGAGCTGGCGGCGAGATGCGTCAACAAGGACGCGCGAAAGGCCATCTGGGCGATTTTGGGCAGTGCTAAGTTCAACTCCGACGTGGCGCTGCTCTTGCGCGAGGGCTTCAAGTCTGGCCGCATTCGTCTGCTCATCAATGAGTACGACGGTGAGGAGGCTATGGGACAGCTGCCCGGCTTCTCTACGCTGGACGCCGGGGACAGGCTGCGGCTGACGATGCCGTACATAAACACCACGCTGTTGATCAACGAGCTGGTGAATCTGAAACATGAAGAGAGCAATGGTCTGGTACGTATCAGCGAGAAGAGCGGCATGCGAAAGGACCGATACTCCAGCTTAAGTTACAACTATTACGTGGCGCTGCAGCTGGAGAAAGACATGCGCAAGCGTGATATTGCCAATATCGGCAATGATGAGGAGGCGTTTGTATTTAGAGCGCCCAAAGTTATGGAAAGGCGGTGAGGCCGCAAATGAGCGATCTTGTTATTCGCGAAGTAAAGAACGACGGCGTTGACGCACCGCAGGACTTTGATGTGGCGTTCAGGCTGCCGGAGAGATTTGCCGCGATCAACAGGTTGATTACGCGGGATCTGAACGGCAGGAGCGTTCGTCCTCATTTTTACAAGTACAACAAGGACGACATTGCCAAATTCCTGAAAGACCCGTACACCAACGAGAAGAATCTGCGGAACGCGGTGACCTACCTGTACGGCGCGAGCTCGCATTTCAGGCGGTTGATTCAGTACTTTGTGTCCCTGTCTGACTTGTCCTATGTGGTCGAGCCGTACAAGACGGACACGGCAACCGCGAAGCCTGCGACGACGCGGAGGAACTATCGGCGGGTGCTGAATCTGCTGGCATCCATGGATATCAAGAACTCGTTTGAGAAGATCCTGACGGTATGCCTGCGCGAGGACGTGTTCTACGGCACGCTTCGGGAGACGGCTGACAGTACGATTTTGCAGCAGCTGCCGTCGGACTATTGCGCGATCTCCGTGATTGAGGACAATGTGCCGAATGTGTCCTTCGACTTCTCCTACTTTGATTCGCGGCAGGAGTACCTGCAGCTGTATCCGGAGGAGTTTCAGCGGAAGTATGACGCGTACAGGAAAGACGCCGTGCATCTGCGCTGGCAAGAACTGGATGCGCCGAACTCGTTCGCCATCAAGTGCAACAAGGACATCCTGAGCTACGCGATGCCGCCGTTTGCCGGCGTGCTGCGCGAGATCTTTGACCTGGAGGACTACAAGGAACTCCGCATGGCCAAAGAGGAGATTGAGAACTTAAATGCATAGGTTCCGTGCACAGGAATGTGCTCGAAAAAATACCTATCGAATTGCTGGAAACCCCTAAGAGCCGCATATGCCACAACGTAATCATGAAACAGATAAGCGTGATGGCAGCGAAAGCAGAAAGAAATGTGCGGATGGCATATGGTCAAATCCTAAGTGCCGATACAATGGGCGATCAGCAGCCAAGCCGCGAACAGCGGAAGGTTCAACGACTATCCATATGATGGAGTAGGGGCGAGCGCCTCGAAGTGGTAGGCACCCAGAGTGGGTGAAGATATAGTCTGTACACACGGGAAACCGTGTGAGGGCATATGCCCTGCCTCGGTAATAGCGGACCGATTAATGTATTGAATATTGTATATGGGGGTAAAGGGATTGGGTAAAAAGATTATTGATATAACTGGCCTCAGGTATGGCCGTTTGGTCGTGCTCGAGCTTTACGGGCGTCATGTATCGCCGAATGGCACAAAGAAAACAACATGGCTGTGTAAGTGCGATTGCGGTAAGGAGATTGTCGTTACTTCCAACGACCTACGCTCTGGGCACACAAGGTCGTGCGGTTGTTTGAAGGTGGACACAAATCACGAAGTACCCACTACGCACGGCAAACACAACACGAGGCTGTATAACATCTGGGCGAACATTAAGCAGCGCTGCAATAATCCGAACGCTACTGGATATAGTACATATGGTGGACGCGGTATTTCCATGTGCGACGAGTGGTCCAATAGCTTCGAGGCCTTTTATGAGTGGGCGATGGCAAATGGTTATCGCGACGATCTGTCTATTGACAGGATAGATTGTAATGGTAACTATGAGCCGGAGAATTGCAGATGGGCTACGCAAAAGCAGCAGTGCAACAATCTCCGTAAGAATCGTCGCTTGGAGTACAACGGAGAAGTGCACACAGTGTCAGAATGGGCCGAGATAGTCGGGATCAAGCCGCGCACATTGCATTGCCGCATCTTCAGGTACGGCTGGGATATTGAGCGTGCGTTTACGACCAAGGTGTCATAATCGCGTTCTACCACAACAATATACAATACATTAGGCAAACAAAGATAGATGCACTTTTGGTAATGAATTTGGGCGTTGATGACGACGGTAACTGGGTCATGGACTACAACAAAGCGGTGAAGTTCTACAACAATCTGGACGCGGTGCTGCCCGACGAGATCGGCGCGGTGCTGACCCCAATGCCAATCGAGAAAATCAGCTTTGAGAGGACGCACCCCGGCTCGGTGGATACCATCGCGGACGCGGAGCAGAACCTCTTTACAGCAGCAGGCGTATCGAGCCTGCTGTTTAATAATGCAAAGGCTAAATTGCTTTGGCCGCGTAAGCTGTAAGGCTTACGAATAATAACCCATCGAATTGCTGGGAAACCCTGAGAGCCGCCCACGCCACAACGCAGCGATGAGACAAGCGCAAACGTGAAGGCAGAGAAGTGGACGGATTGGGCAATCAGCAGGCAAGCCCTGATGAGGGGAAGCTTCAACGACTATCGTGGCAACGAGTAGGGGAGACCCGAAGTGGTGGGAGTCCACATTGTGGATTAAGATATAGTCTGCTCTCCATGGAAACATGGAGGACGGCGCGAGCCGTCGGGCTGTTGTCAAGACAGCAGCTTAACACACAGGTCAGCTAATGCATTGCTCCTGTCGATCAAAGCCGACCAGGAGCTTACATATTCCATCGTGAAGAGTATCGAAACGATGGTCAACCGGTTCATCCATCGCCACGGCTACGGCAAATATTTCCGGGCGACCTTCCTGGACTGCTCCATCTACAACCGTAAGGAATACGGCGACGCCATGCTGAAGGCGGCCACATATGGCCTGCCGACGATCAGCTACTACGCGGCGTCCCAGGGCATTTCCCAAGACGCGCTGGATGGCATGAACTACCTTGAGGACACGGTGCTCGATCTGAAGTCGAGGCTGATCCCGCTGCAGAGCTCTGCGACGATGAGCTCTGATGGCGATGCTGAGGGCACCGGCGAGGCCGGACGTCCGCAGGGTGAGATCGGCGAGATTACAGATGAAGCCGAGCGAACGAGGGAGAGGGGCGAAGAGTGATGTTCATTTATGTAATGGACTTGGACTCCAAAGAGCTTTTGGAACGGAACGGCTATAAGCTGATCAAGGCGGACGAACGCAATGGCGTTTACTGCTTTGAGAACAAGGCGAACATGGAGTTCGCGCTTGAGGTGCCGTGCGTGATTTCCGACACGATTACATTCTGACAATTGCGGGTGATGAATCTTGAGCGATATGAGATTTTGGTACCCCGCGTCCATTACTCAGATCACCAGCATCAACGACTCGTTTGACTCGTGTCTTCTGAGCATCTGTTACGCGGGGAAGAATCGGAACAAAACCAGCATTTCAAAGGAAGCAATTGAGAAGGCCATTCCGACGATGGCTTACTGCCCGATCGTCGCCAACTATGATGTGGAGAGCGACACGATCGGCGGACATGACGTGGACTTTGTGCAGAACGCCGACGGCGATATGAAGATGGTTAACCTGACCGACGCCGTGGGTGTGATCCCGGACAACCCGCAGTGGTGCTGGATGTCCAAGGTGGACGACGACGGGGTCGAGCGCGAGTATCTGAGCACGCCTGCGATCCTGTGGAAGCGCACGTCGGTGTACGACAAGTTGAAACGGGACGGCATTTCTGGCCAGTCCATGGAGATCAACGTCAAGGATGGCGCTGTGAAGGACGGCATCTTCGAGATCAATGCCTTCGAGTTCACGGCGTTCTGCCTGCTTGGCGATGGCATCGAGCCTTGCTTCGAGGGCGCGCAGGTGGCGATGTTCTCTGCGGACACGCTGAAGGCGCGTCTTTCTGAAATGATGGCAGACTTTAAAGAAAACTATACCAAGGTCATGGCCGCTTCGGCGGATGACAATATTACGCCGAGTGGCGAAAACTTTTCGAAAGGAGGGGAAGGCTCCTTGAATATCGAGGAACTCCTGAAGGAGTACGAACTGACTGAGGAAGACATCGACTTTGATTATAGTGAGATGTCTGAGGAGGAATTCGTGCAGCGCCTGGAAGCGCTGAAGGCCAGAAAGGCTGAGACCCAGGAATTCGCCGACGATTCCGATGATGACGAAGGCGACGAGCCCGAAGAGGACGACAATGATGACGCTCCCGGCGGCACCAAGCAGCAGGGTTTCCAGCTGACTGGCGAACAGATGCACGAGGGCGTTCTCGATGCGCTTCGCACTGTCTCCTATAAGGATGAGTGGGGCGAGTGGCCGAGGTACTGCTACGTCGATTATGACATGGCGGCCAACGAGGTTTACGCCTACGACAACGAAGACTGGAATCTGTACGGCTTCAAGTATGCAATGGACGGCGACAACGTGGTCATTGACTTTGACAGCAAGACCCGCAAGAAGATCGCGTTCGTTGATTTCGAGGGCGGCAGCGCCCAGTTTGCGTATGAGCACATCATGGACACCATGAACGCCCGGTTCGGCAAGCTGGCGGAGGAGATCAATTCTCTGCGCGCTTACAAGAATGGCGTTGAGGATGCCAAGCGCAAGGCGGCTGAGGACGAGGTGTTCGCCAAGTTCGAAGATCTGACCGATAACGAGGCGTTCAAGACCCTGCGCGAAAACTGCGGCGAAATGAGCCTGCAGGACATCGAGGACAAGTGTTACGCGATTCGCGGCCGCAATGTCCAGGTGCAATTCTCTAAGTCTGGTGACAATCCTGTCCGTCTGCCGGTTGATCGCGACGAGCGGGTTGCCGATGACGAGCCGTATGGCGGCGTGTTCGCCCGGTACGGTTTTGCAAAACGAAGCTAAATAATATGGAGGGAAAAGAAAATGGCTGAGAAGTATTCTGTCGTGCGTACCGACAACCTTATGGGTAGCGACGTCGGCACTTATCTTGATTCTGTGCGTTTCTACGATGCTACCAATAAGATGGCCGCTATCGAAAACGGTAACGTCGTGCTGGTCGGCGATCTGCTGACCGGTGAGCGCGAAGTTCACAAGGCGACCCCCGTGGCCGCGAATTCTGACCTGAAGAAGGTCGCTCTGGTTGCCAATCCCGAAGTGATGTACGACGAGCGCAAGCGCGGTCTGGATCAGTACATCAACGAGGCCGGCAAGGCTGTGCGCGTGTACTACCTGCACTCCGGTGACGAGTTCGGCATTACCGCCGAGGGTCTGGACATTGCCACTGGCCACACTGTGACTCCTGGCACTTCCATCGTCGAGCTGAAGGCCGGCACCAAGCTGCACATTGGCGCTTCCGCCACTGCCAGCACCACCCAGGTGGGCAAGGTCATCGCCGTTGAGAAGGCTGGCCGTTACACCTACTACGTCATCCGCGTGGCGTAATTAGGACATCAATACATAAGGAGGAGACATAGCAATGGCTGATATGAATGACATCGTCCAGGTTGCCGTTGACGCTTATCGCGGCAATGTGGTTAAGTATTCCGTCAATGATTCCATGGACCTGCTGCGCAAGGCGCTGATCGACGCCAACAACGGTTCTACCAAGCTGGACTACAAGGCTATCCGTGACGGCAAGTGCCCGGGTCTGTTCACTCTGGTTGAAGAGATTCTGTCCCGCACCGTTGTGGAAGGGCTTCAGAGCGACGATTATTTCCAGTCCTTCGTCGATTTCCGCAACGTGGCTCTGGGCGACCAGAACATCTTCACCGTTGAGGACGACAATCTGTTCACCGTGGCCGAGGCTGCCGAGGGCACCCAGGGTGTCCGTCGTCAGCGCCTGAGCGGCTATCAGCAGATCGCGATCCCGACTTCCTTCAAGGTTGTCAAGATCTACGAGGAGCTGAACCGCGTGCTGTCTGGCCAGGTGGATTTCAACTACTTCATCAACAAGGTGGGCGAGTCCTTCCGTCGCAAGATCCTGGACGACACCTACACTCTGTGGGCGGATGCCACCGCCGACGACTTTGGCGGCACTGAGTATTTCCCGGCTGCTGGCCCCTATGACGAGGAGGCTATGCTGGAGCTGATCGCTCACGTCGAGGCTGCTGCTGGCGGCAAGACTGCTACCATCATCGGCACCAAGGTAGCCCTGCGCAACCTGGCTCCCGCGATCCAGGGCAACGACAGCAAGAGCGACCTGTACAATTTGGGATATTACGGCAAGTATTACTCTGCGAACGTCGTGGCTTTGCCGCAGCGCCACAAGGTCGGCTCCACCGACTTCGTGTTCTCCGACAACATCATCACTGTTGTTGCTGGTGACGACAGGCCTGTGAAGTGCGTGTACGAGGGCGATCCCATCGTTATCATGGGCGACCCCGTGAACAAGGCTGACCTGACCCACGAGTATCTCTACGGTTCTCGTTGGGGAATGGGCATCGTGCTGGCTGGCGGCAACGCCGGTATCGGCCGTTATACCCTGACCACCTGATAAAAACAAACAAATTATTTCGGGCGCAGGTCGAGCATAAACGCTCCTCCTGCGCCGCCATGAAAGAAAGGATGGTTATATGGCAAGGACAAGTACATCCGTAAAAAAGACAAACGTTGTAAAGACCGCTGACACGGCTCCCATCGAAGAGGCGGCGGTTCAGCCTGTGGATAAAGAGGCTGCAAAGCCCGTCGCGAAGACACCCGCGTACAAGGTGGTTGAGGAGATTGATCCCAACATGTATGTGCCTGTACGCAACGGTTTTAATGGAAAGCTGATCTATAAGAGCAGGAAGACTGGGGAGCGCTATGTATGGAACGAGTTCGGCGACGAGCAGGACATGGAGCTGCGTGAACTGCGCGCTGCGAAGACATCGTATAAGTCGTTCTTTGAAAACAACTGGTTTCTGATCGACGACCCAGCGGTCATTGAATATCTCGGAGTCGAGCGCTATTACAAGGATGCCCTGACATATGACGAGTTTGACACGCTGTTCGACGAGAGCCCTGCGACGATTCAGAAGAGGGTGGAGGGTCTGTCCAGCGGCCAGAAGGCGTCGCTGAAGTACAGAGCCAGGCAGCTGATCAGGGATGGCGGCATTGACTCCATCAGCAAGATCAATGCCCTCGAGAAGGCGCTGGGCGTTTCGCTGATCGAGAGATGAGGTGAGAGCCCTTGACGGTTTCTTATGACAGATTTACCGAGGCGTTTCTTGCCAAGATCACGGAGTATGACTTCGCGAAGCTCTACGAGAGCGATCGGCAGGCAATCGTCGACGGCTACATGAAGCGCGCCGCTTCAAAATTCAACGAGGTGTGCAAGTATGACATCAGCACTGGAGACGATGATGCCCGCGAGTACACCTTCGATGGCGCAACGGAGGCGGAGGTCGACGAGATCGTTGACATCGTGACGGACGGCATGCTGATGCAGTGGCTGAATCAGTATCTGTACAAGCAGGAGAACCTGGAGAATCTTTTGAATACCGAGTGTGTTCGGTTCCGCAGCAATGCGGTTCAAAAAGCACCTACTGAATTGCTGGAACACCCTGAGAGTCTGGCGGCTACAGCGTGAGGATGAAACATGCCTGAGCGCGAATGCTTGAGAACAGCCAGGATTGGGCAATCAGCAGCGAAGCCTTGAACAGAGGAACGTTCAACGACTATCCCATATGGGAGTAGAGCATAAGCGATTGATGCTCGAAGTGGTAGGAGCCCGATTGACAGTACCGGGCTAAGATATAGTCTGCTCTCATGCGAAAGCATGAGCTCGAAAGAGAGTGCGGCGTAGCGACCGCAAGTAACAATTTGGACATCTGATTTCTCCCATTATTCTCCTGCCGAGCTTACGTACCGCATCACCAACGCCTTCAAAATGTGCAAGAAAGATTTCATTTCCGGCATGCGCGAATATTCCTATCGCCACGGAGATCTGACGGTGCTGCACCTATGAAGACGAGATACGATAGTGAAGTGAGCGACGCCATGTTTATTGGCCAGCTCGGGCGCTTGGTGAACCAGTTCTACAAGATTCTTCCTATAAGAGAATCCGGCGAACCGACGTTGACGCAATATATGTTAAGTCTCCAGAGGGAAATGCTCGGCATGCAATCGCTGATCACGGCGCTAAATGACGACGCACAGTATCTGACGTTGCTGTCGACCCTGCAATACATGATCGACAACGAATGCGAGTTGCCTATCATCAGAAGCGAGGTCTTCAAGTCGATCAACATATTGAAGAAGCTGCAGGACGCCTACACGCGCAAGTGCAAAAAGGAGGCGTCCAAATGAGCGGATGGGATGTATATGACCGCCGCAGAGACGCGCTCGGACGGACAAAGCGGGAAATGTGGGTAGAGCACACGCGCACCAATTATCTGCGCAAGATGCTCGAATCCCCGTCCTGCCGCGACGTGCGCATCAACGGCGAAGACCAGACCGTGTGCATTGTGCATACGGCTGAAATGCAGCAGAAGAAGATTTTCTCGCTTCCTGGCGAGCATCTTGAGCACGGCGGCATTGTTGACTTCGAGGATAACAAGTGGCTGATTACCGAGCTGGACGCGGATAATTTGATCTACGACAGAGGCATCATGCAGCAGTGCAACCATATCCTGCGCTGGATCAGCAAGGATGGCACGCTGAAGGAAAAATGGTGCTATGTGGCCGATGGTACTAAGTCGGGGCTGCCGCACAGCCCTTGCTTGGCATGCTGGAAACGGCATGCAATAACGACTCCTCTAATTGCTGGAACATCCTTAGAGCCCAAATGGGATTGGACAATCAGCAGCGAAGCCCAGAGATGGGAACGTTCAACGACTATCCCGGTAGCGGGAGTACACCTGAGCAGGTGGAAATGGGGAGCCCTAAACTACAGCCTGGCTGTAGCATGGTGAAGATATAGTCTGCGCTCTAAAGAAATTTGGAGGACGCTTTGCGTCGGACGAGGGGTAGCGCCCTCTTTTATTATGCACACGCATAATAATTGTCCAAACATAACGGATCTTATCGGCGAAAGAACGCGCGAAGTGCTTACTATTGGCGACGCGCGAATCGCCGTAACTGTCGGCAAAGACGAAGACACCGTGGAGCTTTGGCGCGGCCTGCGCTTCCTGATCGATGATTCCGATTCGGAAGATGTGCTGGCCTACCAGATCACGAAGCCCAACAAAATGTTTAACGTGTTCAACGGCAAGGGGGTGTTCAGGTTCATACTGAACGAAGTGCAGCTGACTGACAACGACAACAAAGAGCTGAGGATCGCCGATTATTACAGTTGGCATCCGCATATGGAGCTGGACAGCGAGCACAAGGACAGCGATGTTACCGTCGCTGAAATCGTGAGCGCCGCCACGGCCGCCGCCGCCGTGCCTCCGGACGATGACAAGGAGGTGTGGCTGTAGTGGATATCGAGGAGCTTTTTGATTACAAGAATAAGCTGATGAAGGACCTGTGCTGCAATCCAGAGGTCGTGAAGCTGGTGACCGGCAATGAAGAGGCCGACGTTCCCAACCACAAGCTGCCGTATACGCAGCTGTTCCCGTATGAATTTATCCCGGAAACGGTGAGCGAGGCCACGACCTTCATCTGCTTTGACGTCGATATTGTCTCCGCGATGAGCAAGACGTATTACAAGCCGGTGTTGTATGTGTGGGTCTTTACACACAAGAGCAAGCTGCACATGCCGAACGGCGGCGTGCTGCTGGACAAGCTGTGCATCGAAATCAACAAGATGCTGAACGGCAGCCGGTTCTATGGACTTGGCGAGCTGATGCTGAATTCTTCGACGCGATTCGTGCCGACGACCGACTATCTTGGCCGGGTGCTGGTATACCCGACGGTGGACTTCAACAGGATGACCGCCGGCGGACGGACGCCGAGTAACAGAAAGCGCGGGGTCTGATGGGCAGCATATTATATGCGGATCACATCAAGGTGAACGACGCGATATCTGTTGTGGTACCGTCTGTCGGAGAGGTGTTCGACGCCGAGGATGATTACTTTTCTGCCGTCTCGTCTATTGTCGCCACGCCATATGACATGATGGTGCAATTGGACGACAAGGGGATCGACTTTACGACCATCGACGCATTCGATCTGTTCTGTATGCTCTTCCATGAGCTGCAGCAGACCGATACATCACTGATATTCGGAGACCTGGACTTATCAAAATTTGAGCCCGCAGTAAACAAGAACACAAAGGAAATGGTGTTCCTGGACAGGGAAGATGACATCGTGATCGATCGCGTGATTCACAGCACGATCGCGGACACACTGCGGCGAATGCTGTATATCAAGAAGAACACAAAGAAGCCAGGCAATGAAGAGGCCAGAAAGTACATGATCCGTATTGCGCGAATGAACCAGCGCAAAGAGGCACGAAAGCAGAAGAACAGGCAGACCACCCAGCTTGAGGATATAGTGGTGAGCCTTGTGAACACCAACGAATTCCCGTACACCTATCAGAGCGTGAGGGACATCAGCATTTATCAGCTCTATTCGAGCATGCACCAAATTGTACACAAAATTAAATATGACAACACGATGCACGGCTATTATGCCGGCACCGTGAAGCTTGAGGATTTGAGCATGGAAGACAGATCTTGGCTCAAATCGCAATGATAGCAAACGCAGGCATTGGCCTGATTTGTCGACGCGCATATGCGCGCCCATTTGATTCTAACATAGGAGGAATGTAACGATGCTTAATATCAATGACATCACCATTACCAGTCTGGATATCATCACCGCTTACGAGCTGACCGGCCTGCCCGCGTTTATCCTCGATGAGCTGCAGGACACCCAGATTTCCAACACCCAGGAAAAGGAAGACATCGTTGGTAAGCAGGGCCGCAAGCTGAACTCCCTGAAGCGGAACAAGGCTTGCACCGTGTCCGGCACCAACGGCATGCTGTCCGCTGGTATGCTGGAAGCCCAGACCGGCTCCAACTTCGTTCATGACGGCGCTGCCATCGTGGACTGGTCCGAGTCTCTGATGATCGCTTCCAACGAGGCCACGACTTCCTACGTGGCCACCGGCACCGCCGGCGCTGAGATCACCGCCCTGTACATCAAGGATGCTACCGGTGCCGCTCAGGAGAAGCTGGAGCAGGCTGCTCAGGCTGCCGCCGGCAAGTTCGCCTACAACCCCAGCACCAAGAAGCTGACCTTCCTGGCGAGCGCGTATGCGGATAACACCGAGATCATCGTGTTCTATCGCCGGAAGCTGGCCGCCGACGTGCTGAGCAACAAGAGCGACAACTACTCCAAGAAGCTGCGCCTGGTCATCGACGCCACCGCCGAGGACAAGTGCTCCAACGTGTACCACCTGCAGATCGAGATCCCCAAGGCTGACTTCAGCGGCGACTTCGACGTGCAGATGGGCGACTCCCAGGCTGTGCATGCCTTCGAGGCCGAGTCTCTGGTCAACACCGCGAACTGTGGCAGCAACAAGATCGGCGGCAATCTGTGGAACTGGACTATCTTCGGTGCGAACGCCGCTGACGTGCAGGGTTAATTGACTGGGGTGTAACATATGCCCAAAGCTATGTTGATTTGCAAGGTGTGTGGCAAGCAGTATGAAGCTTGCCAGACACCCAACCCCGGCATTTTCCGTTGGAGAGACGTCGGCTGCAGCATCGAGTGCGCGGAGAAATACATCCACGACGTGATGCTTGCGCGTGGCGAGATCAAAGACGAGCCCGAGACGCCGGATAAGACCGGCACCAAAGCAGTTGACGCGGGCGCTGAAAAGCAGGCCGCGCCGACGCGCAAGAAATCCAAGACGCCTGAGAAGGCATGAATCGTGGAGGGAGGTACTTCAATGTGCTCCCTCCATTTTTTTGAATGAAACGGAAGTGAATGAATGGAGACGATTCACCTTGTGATCGACAAAGAGATCATGAAGCAATACTACGACGTGTACTTCGAGATACACCCACGGGCGCAAAAGGTGCCGCTGCCTTACCCATACCACGAGTCCATCAACAAGTGGATGATCATGAAGCGGCCGATGATGAATGCGCTCAAGCAAAAGTGGAAGGACTTTATTGTGTGGTTCATTAAGAGCCAAGGTTATGATAACCTACGCATCAGCAAATGCGATATAGAGTTCAATACATACTATTCATCTGCGCGGCGGCACGACACGGATAACAGCTGCCCGAAGTTTATCATTGACGGGCTGTGTGAGAGCGGCCTGATCATCGACGACGACAGCAACCATATTACATCGTTGCTGCTGAAATGCTTTGTCGACCCGGAGCGGCCGAGGACAGAAATATTCATAAGGAACATCGAGATTGAAGGGGAGGATAAATAATGAGTAAGAGCAAGAAGATTACTTTTGGTATGATCGCGGCGGATATGAATAAGGAAGAGAATGCGACGGTTGTGGTGGCCGGCAAGAACCACGAGTATACCATCAATGTGAAGCGCAGCCTGGACATTGAAGAGGCGATGTCTTTCGTTGAAGGCATCGTAATGCCCTGCGTGAATGTGGACAACGGCAGGTATTCGCCCGAGCTGTTTGACCTGATGGTGAGAATCGGCACGCTGGTGTATTATGCCGGCTTCGATGTGCCCGATTCTGGCGAGAAGGAGCTGTCGGACGCTTACAATGTGCTTTATTGCACAGACATCTTCGATAAGGTGATCGCTGTGATCAATGAAGACCAGTTCCAGGCTTTGATCCATGGTGCCCGCGAGACCATTGACCACGCCAAGAATATGATCGTGTCTTCTCAGGCCAGCAGACTGAACGAACTGTTGGAGCAGATGAACATCATGATGAATGACGGCGCTGCGGCGATCGAAGAGCTGTCTGACAGCGATGTGGTTGCCAATATCAGCGATCTGCTGAAGGCGCTGGAGGCCTCCAAGAACGGTGGCACTGACGACGCCGAAAAGACGCGTGACAATATCATTGAGCTGCCCACGCAGGGCGAGTGAGGTGCGATATGGATAACGGGAAGAAAATGAGCGCCCTTGAAGTGATGAGCATCGGTATGCGCGGTTACAAGGAAGAGATCGATTACAACTGGCACGGCAAGATGATCAAGGTGCGCTATATGCTGTCCAGGGATGAGGAGATCGAGCTGGTGCACAACATACTGACCTGCTGCGGGCATGACGTGAATGACGGATATTTGATCCCGGAGTTTATCGACCTGGCAATACGCTCTAACATTGTTTCGGCGTATGCGCAGGTGGAGCTGCCGGATTCGATTGATAAGCAGCATCAGCTGCTTTACTATAGCGACCTTTACGATGTGGTGCTAAAGACGGCCAACAAGCGGCAGATCGACAATATCATCAACAGCGTGAAGGGCTATGTTTGATTTGGAGTGATGATGCATGTTTGATGTATCGGCTGCCGTGAATGAGTGGGTTAACGGTGTAATTGAGCGTACCCGTAAGATAGTGGATGAATGTGCGCGAGAGGCCGTAAGAGAAACGAAAAGTGAGATTGAGCAAAGGCTCATTAAAGCGTACACACAGGCGGCCACAGATTGGTACGGTGCATATACGCCGGAGTATTACAACAGGCGCGGCAGCTTGTATAATCTGATGTCATTTGATGATCCGGATGATGAGACGATCGAATATGTCATCAGCGGTTCTGGCTGGGTCGGTAGTAATCCGAGTCCGCCTACCACACTATTCAACAAAGTGTTTGTAGAGGGTTGGCATGGCGGTGCCTTCGATGGAAGCACGATGCGTTATAGGACCGGGCCTGGATTTGTGCATTGGGGGCGTAGAGCGGTGAGAACTATGTCGCCAATGATTTTGTTCGACGAGGGTAAAAAGACTCTTGAGGAAGAGTATAGCACAATACTAAGTGCCAACGTCCAGAAGAAACTTGAAGAGAGATTCAGATAAAAAATATTTACGAGAATGGAGGTGGAGTCAATGAGTGTAGATGAGATCAGGGGCGGTTTTAAGCTAAATGTCAAAGCAGATGTCTCTGGTGTTGTTGACAAACAATTGCAAGCGAGAATAAATGACCTGACAAATTCACTGGTCAATCTTAATAAGGCACAGCAGGATATCGCCAGTGGTTGGGATCTTGATAAATATTGGAGAACTCAGGCTGCGTCGATTGACGGCGTCTCTGAAGCGTATGAGCGTTTTACACAGCAGACAAGCAAGAACAACGCCTCCGAACTCGTAAAAAGCTTTAATGCATTCATTGCTCAGGGTGGAGAGATCGAAGGGTTGTTTGCCAAATATGGTGACGATCTTGAGAAATTTGTCAAACAGGCAAGGGCAATGGTCCCCGATGTTAGCAGGATCTTCGCTGTTGAATCGCTGAGGGGCGCGTATAAAGCGTTTGATGAATTGCGCAGCGTCGGTTCGGACATGTCCGATGTATTCGCTAAGTTAGGCGCTGGCGATACCAGCGAGATGCAGCGAAATATTGACTCTCTTACTCAGCAGGTGGTGCGGTATAAGAATGAAGTTGTCATGCTGCAGGACGAGCTCGAGAGAGTGGGCAACTCTACAGGATTTGCTCAGCTGGAATCCCAGCTCGAACGCCTGAAGGGCAGGATGCGCGATGAGTTCAACACTTATCTCGATAGCGCTGGACTTGGCGACGCAAGAGATTGGGGCACTTTTGACAGCTATTTCCAGAGCATAGAAGAAGGCTCGATGACTGCCCATGAGGCGATTGCACGCCTTAAGTATGAGTTTGACTATTTGCTCAGAGATCAGGGTGGTGCCGCCAGTGCAACGGGCCTTGAGGATTATATTACAAGGCTTGAAGCGCAGATGTCTGTACTCGAGACTGTTGTGCAGAGACTCGCTACAATCGGCGATGGTGCACAGGCCCAGGGCGGAGCGGTCGCGCAAATGGGCGATTTGCAGCCGGTACTTGAGAATCTGAGAAGCATTACAACTACCGGTGAGGAAGCTGGAGAGAGCGCTCGTACAGCAAGCGAACAGATTCTCAGACTTGTGACCTCGCTTACGGAGCTGAGTGGTGCAAGCGAGGACAAGCTGAAGGGTGTCTATAATATTATGATGTCCCTCCAGGGCATGGGCAAGATTTCTGGCAGTAGTTCTGCTTTGACTAACATCGTTGCTGCGATGGACTCTCTCAGCAGGCTGCCCAATCTTGCGCAGCTTGGCTCTCTTTCTATTATTGACCTGAAGGGATTTAACGGGCTGAGTGTCAAGAAGTCGTCGCTTGCTAATTTGGCGACTTATTTGCCACAGATTTCAACGGCTAATGTTGGCAATATACGCGCCCTGTCAGAGATTGATTTTACAAATCTCAATAATCTGAAGGTCAGCAAAGCGTCCGTTCGCAATCTGGCTGATCTTGCACAGGTATATGATACTGTCGAGCAACTGCGCCAGAGGATTGACGCGGCCGGCATTGCTGATATTGGCGAAACAGGTGACATTATCCCGGATGTGGATACTACCGATGTGGCTGCAGAGGCCGCCGCGAATATCGAACAGCTTGCAGAGGCGCATCGCGATGCCGGTCAGGCTGCCGAGGAGCATGCGCAGGCCGAGGTGGAATACGCAGCGGCTGAGACAGATGCGGCAAGTGCGGTTGGTGATCAGCCCGCTGTTCATGAGGAGACGGCTGCTGCTGCACGTGAGCATGCCGATGCCATGCGTGAGGTTGCAGAAGCCGACGCTGCTGCCGCAGAGAATGTTCGGGAAGCGGTAGGCGAGACGGACAATGCTGCCGCCAAGTTGAAGAGCGTAAACAGTGAGCTCAACAACATTATGTCTCTGGCGGGCAAGGGGCTTAACGGCTTGGCTTCCAATTCTGAGAAGTACGGCGACACCGAACAGGTGGACGCGCTGCGAAGCAGGGTGGCCGAGCTGGGCAACGAGATTGCTCTGGTTAGAACCGGCCAGAAGGAGGCCACTGCGGAGGCTATGAGCGGATACCGCGCAGAAGCCAACGCGATCCAGGAGACTATTGTAGAGATTACGCGGGCGAGAAGCGCGCAGGATGAGGCTAAGCGTTCGGCGGCCGAGGCTGTGCGCGAGATGAACAGCATCTCCAATCTGGCGAGTAAGGGCACGAGTGGCCTTACGAGCAATAAGTACGACAGCGCAGAAGTGGATGCGGTGCTTGCACGTATCAAGGCGCTCAACGACGCCATGGACGAATACCGCAACGGCGACAAGGTGGCGACGCCCGAGGTACTGAGCAGATTCAGAGCAGAAGCCGCTGCGATTCAGGAGGTCATTACCGAGCTTAAGCGCATGGCTACTGCGGCTGCGGAGGCCGAAGCGGCGTCGCGTAAGGCGGCGTCTGTGGAAACGCAGGCGACGAATCTGAAGAACCAGATAGCCGCATATATCAGCAACAACAGCAAGGCCTATCAGCTTTACGGCAAGTCGCTTGAGTCTCTCATGGACAAGCTGTCCAGTGGCAATGTTGGGGCGGAGCAGTTGCAGGCAATCCGCACGGAGTTCGGCAGGATCAAGATCGCCGCTGATGAAGCTGGTGTGAGCGGAAAGACCTTCTATCAGACCATGCAAGAGGGCTGGAAGAGGTTCGGCGGCTGGTCGCTGGTAACGAAGAGCTTCACGCAGATCGTGCGCCTGGCGAGAGAGACCGTTAACGCCGTCAAGGAAATTGACAGCGCGATGACTGAGCTGCGGAAGGTTACCGACCTGACGGCAGCCGGATACGATCGGTTCTATCAGAAGGCTGTCAACGTTGCGACGGCGATCGGCGCGTCGGTCAGCGATACCATCAATGCGACCGCTGACTTCGCGAGGCTTGGCTATAATACCGAGGACGCCATGGCGCTTGCTGAGGCAGGCCTGGTGTACAAGAATGTCGGCGACGGCATTGACAGCATAGGACAGGCTACAGAGTCTGTTATTTCGACGCTTAAGGCGTTCGGCCTGGAAAGCCAGAACGCGATGCAGATCATTGACGAGTTCAATGAAGTGGGTAAATTGTTGCCCATGCCCGTGGTAACACGGTGTCTGGCAGAGTGCTATATCGGTCAAAGCAGTGTTTGGTGTTTATGCGCGTAGAGCGGGCGCACACTGAGAGACCGAGGAAAGATATAATGTTTCCATTATCAGGCGCGTATTGCGGCGGCTGGTATAAATGTCATAAATGGAAAAGAGTTGTGCTATTGGGAGCATTATAAATCCGTAGAGACTGTAATGGTTGTCGCGGTGACGCGGCGACCTTCGCACTCCTCCCGATGACAAGGGATGAAGATCCAGTCCGATCTTGCGTATAACCAAAATAAGCGCAAGCAGGTAAGCAGAAATGACTTACTCCATAGTTAGATATGGTTAACTTTTTTAGAATAATTTCGCCGTTAGCTCAACAGGCCTGGGCGACGCACTCGTGCGTTCCGCCTCTGCATTGGCTGGCGCTAATAATACGCTCGAAGAAAGTATCGGCCTGATCACGGCCGCAAATGCCATAGTTCAGAACCCCGAATCTGTGGGTGAAATGATGCGCCCAGCGGCGTAGTGATACGTCGTAAGCAAGCAGCTATATCGGTTAAAAGCCAGAGGTGGCCAAGACCGAGGAAAGGCTCTGTAAACCAGAGAATCCGTAACGACTGTAACACCGTGCGCGGCAACACGCATGGTTCCGCTGCTCCCTCGACAGAGGTGAAGATACAGTCTGAACTCACGACATAACCGTATATGAAACGTGAGAGGCTGGATGAAAGTCCAGCCCGCCACTATGGTGGTCAGTACCGGCTGTTTCCCGGGAAAGTAACAGATTGACAGCTATGAAAACACTGACTTAAATTATAGGTCGCGCATACAGCGATGTGTGCGTTAACATCCATCGAATTGCTGGGAACCCCTAAAGCCCGTTGAGCCTGCACGGCAGCGAAAGCAGAAACAATCAACGGGATGGCACATGGTCAAATCCTAAATGCTATTGACAATGGGCGATCAGCAGCCAAGCCTATATAATAGGAAGGTTCAACGACTATCCCCTCGGGGAGTAGGCCGCAAGCTATTGGCGGCCGAAGTGGTGGACATCCCAATGGGATGATGATATAGTCTGCGCTCCATGGAAACATGGAGATGTGCATGAGCACTGGTGTGGCGTAGCGAGCCACATTGAACAAAACGGATGTACTTACGGGCCGCGAAGACCGACCTCGAAGATGCGGGCGAATCGGCTGACGGTTGCGCCGAATCTGTATCGCAGCTTCGCAACCAACTGAAGTCCCTGACCGGCGTGGACATCATGCTGGATGAGCGGACTTTCAAATCTACCTATCAAATCATCAAGGAAATCTCCCAGGTCTGGGAAGATCTGTCTGACGTCAGCCAGGCAAACGTTGTCAGCCTGATCGCTGGTAAGCGAAATGCCAACGTTGTGCAGGCGCTGATGACCAACTTTGCCGACGCGGAAGCCGCTATGGTGACCGCGATGAATTCTGCTGGCTCCGCCATCGCAGAAAACGAGAAGTATCTCGACAGCATTGCTGGTAAGACGGAAATATTAAAAGCACAATTTCAAGACCTCGCGCAGAATGTGCTTGGCAGCTGGCCTGTAAAGCTGGTGCTTGACTTCGCTTCGGCGCTGCTGAACGTTGTCAACACAATGAGCCGTATACACCTGCTGCTGCCCACGATCGTGGCTGGGTTCAGCGCGTTCGCAGGCATCAAGATGGCGAACGAGATTAAGAATGTGGCTACCAGGATCACCTTGATGGCAGCGTCCGGAAACTCCTTTGCTGATGTCATGAAGAACATGTCCGGATCGATTAACGGACTGTCCTTTGCGCAAAGGCAATTGCTGGCCACGCAGCTTGATAGCATTTCGAAGAACGAGCGACTCAAGTCAAGCTATCGGGATGTAATCAGCGAGATCGCAAAGACCATCAAGATCGAGGAGGATCTTGAGGGACAGACAAAGGGCGCTGGCGCAAGCTTTAAGGAAATGTGGAAAGCGATACCGATTGGTAGTAAGATTGCGACAGGTCTTACTATAGCGGTATCAGTCATTCAGATGGTCAAGTCGCACTTTGAACAGGTGCGTCAGCAGGCAATAGAAACCGCCAACTCGATCGTCGACAATTTCGCAAACGCTGAAAAGACTTATAGCAGCAACATTACTACGCTAAACAGCCTTCGCAGCAGGTTTACTGAACTGGCCGCAGGCGTGGACAAGAATGGTAAGAATGTTTCGCTGACAAATTCTCAATATGAAGAATTCAGGAGTGTCCTTGGCCAGATCATTGATATTTCGCCCAGCATAGTTGCGGGCTATAACGAGCAGGGCGAGGCCATCGTTGATGTAAAGAACGCTCTTAAGGATGCGATTGCCGAACAGGAGGCATATATCTCCAATCAGCGCGAGATCTTCATAGGCTCCGGTAACGACCTATTTAAAGGTAGGAACGCATCAATAAAAGAGGCTCGTGAGCAATTGACGGATGCTGGCGGCGACGTAGCGAATATGCTTATACCCAAGCGCGGATGGGGCGTTTATAATGAAGAAGCTGCCGCTCAGGCGAGAGCGATAAAGAAAACATTGATGGATGTTTTCAAGTACAACGATAATGACGCCCAAGATGTTGTGGATTCGCTATTCAATGATACTTTCCGTGGATGGGAAGCAGGGGAAGATACCCTGAAGCGAATATACAAGAATCAAGAAACGTTTGTGGACTCGCTCGCTGCTTCTGGAGCATATACCGATGACCAACTGAAGGCGATTCGGCAATCGTTCTATTCAGTGGCGGCACCGTTTGAAAAGGAAATGACGGCGCTAACCGATGAAGCCAACGCACTGATGACTGCTTTCCGGTATAGTTCTGCTGAAGACAATTTCTTCAAGAGTATACCTGTCGGCGCAATGGATGAGTTCAGGCAGGGCTTGATCGGCATCATCGACACTACAAAGACGTTCGATGAGAATATGTCCCTTGGCGCTACATATGGCGATGCATTTGCAAAGGCTATTAATAGTGAAGTCGTCCAGAATCTTGTTGAAATGGGCGAGGCGCTGGACGATGGCTCTGGCAACCTAAAGAATGAACTGGCGGATTATAATGCCGCCATCGAAGTATTTGAGAGCACATTTGAAGGCGATCCTGCAGTAAGGGACGCCGTTGTTGAATTCCTGCGATCCTTTGCTGACATAACCCCCGGCGCGGCTGCTGGCGTTGGTACGCTGACTGTCAGCTTGAACGGCCTCAAGGATGTTCTTGACCAGCTTAAGGGCGGGCAGGACATATTGAAGACGGCACTGGAAGAGATGGAGGACGGCGGCGGACTTTCCGCTGATACCATTTCCTCAATCAGTGACGCTCTGAAGGACGGCGAGAAGCTGACCGACTATCTGTATACTGAAAACGGATTGGTCAAGCTGAACGCCGAAGAGTGGAACAAACGCAATGAGTCCATGGCAAATGCCGATTTGGATGCCATGCGCGAGAGACTAAGTCTGCTGCAGGCGCAGGAAGAGGAAAGAAAAGCAGCCTTCAAAGCATTTAAGGGTCATGACGAAGTAGGTGAAGGCGCTGCACACAGTTACGCTGAGGAGATCCAAGAGCTCACGGCGATGATCGAGATCTACGAGGCCGCGATCAGCGACGTATCCGGGGAATACCCCACAGTATTCACCGATATGTTTGCCGATATCGACAAGGTAAAGAGCGATGCATCCGGACTCGTGGAGGCTCTGGACGCCCTGAAAGAGGGCAGAGTGCAGAGCATGACCGATCTTGCGGCTCAGTATCCCGACCTCTTTATGGGCGAGGATCTGGGCGCTGATAGCGTTGAGGAGCAGACGGAGATCATTACCAGGGCTCTGCAGACGTTCCAGGACAAGTATGTGGAGATTCTGCAGACTCGCAGGGACGCGCTTGAAGCACTGCGCATTGACGCCACTGATAACGGCGAAGATACCACGCAGATTGACAACCTGATCAGTTCCATCGATGTGCTGATGGGCATTAATCTTGAGGATGCTCTCAGCGCAGACGAGGTGAAGACCGAAGCGGAGAAGATCGCCGAAGGTCTGGACGAGATCAGCGAGGCGATCAGCAACGCCAAGAAGGCACAGCAGGTGCTCGACGATATCTCCAGCGGCGAGAAGAGCGACCTTGAACTGCTGACGGAAGTCGTGGATCTGGCGAAGCAGAGCGGCAAGCCGCTTGAGGATTTCATGACCGGGTTCACCGCCGCCGGCGGCATCCAGTGGAACATGGATGGCATTACCGGGCAGATCGACAGCTTCCTGGCCGCCATTGAGGAGCTGGAAGCTTCCGACTCAAGGTTTGCCGGCATTACCGATTATGTGCGCGATTTGCTGGGCACCGATGACGATTCGATCCAGACGCTTGACGGCGTTATCTCGCGGGTTGAGAAGATCGCCGATCTGATTGGCGATGTGCGCGAGAACGGCGTAAGCTTGAGCACCATCAGTACGATGCAGGATCTGTTCCCGGAGAATTGGCGCGAGTTCATGGTAATGGACGCCGACGGGAATTACATCGATGTGGCGATCGGCAAGCTGCGCGAATACATCAATGAGCAGATGAGGCTCGGCAACGTCGACCAGGGCGTGCAGGCCATCATTACAGACATGTTCGACGCCGCTGTTGAGGGCGCTGACGACGCGACGAGCGCTGTGAGCGTGCTGGCGGACGCGCTGAAATCGCTGAGCAGCACATTCGAGCTGCTGCGTGATTTGCAGTCTGGCGACGGCAGCCTTGCCGATATGGTGGGCAGCGTATTTGAGATACTCGAAAATAACCCGACGTTGAAGCCTGAGGACCTCTTTGATTTCAGCGGCGGCCTCTCTATCAAGGAGAGCGGCATTCAGGCATATCTGGACAGCCTGTTTGATTATGACGCGCTGACCAAGAAGTACCCGAATCTCGCGGAGAGATTTACAAGAGAACAGGTGGGCGCGATCCAGCAGGCTGTGATGGCGGAGATGACCGCCAAGGCGGCCACGGACGATATGGCCGAATCGATTGACAATCTGTCTGACAGCATAAGTAACGCGCAGAGCGTCGGCCAAATACTGGGCGATATCGAGTCCGGCAACAAGAGCGATCTCGAGATCTTCCAGTCGCTCCTGTCGCTGGCGAAGGACGCAGGCAAGGACGTGTGGGATTGGATCGACGGCTTTGACAGAACCAAGGTTAACTGGGACACCGATGGTATCAGGAATTACCAGAATGAGCTGCTGGAGTTTGTGGCTGCCGCCGAAGCTTCCGACGAATCGTTGACCGGCCTTACAGATGCGCTAAGGGCGCAGATGAACGCGGTCGACGAGAGCAACGCGTTCAGCGATGCCGCGAACAACATCAGGGCCGTATCCGATCTCGTGAGAGACGTCACGAAGGATGGCGTCGGCCTTGACACCATAGAGCGCATGCGCGAGATCATGGGCGCTGACTACGACGAGCAGAGATTCTTCCTGTTCAGCGAAGACAGCGCGGAAATCATAGGCCTCAATCGCGAGGAGCTGCAGAGGTATGTAGCCGAGCAGGCGACGGCAGGCAATATGACCATGGCCGAAGCCATGGCGGCATACGAGTACTGGAGCGAAGCGTCAAACGGCATCGATACAGCGACTGACGCTTATGAAGGGCTGACCAATGCGATCTCCAAATTGCAGTCGGTGACCAGCCTGATTACCAGCATCAATTCCGGCAACGGCAGCTTCATCGATACGATAAATGGGCTGATCGACATTGCGAGCAACGGTAATATACCGCTTGATCAGCTTATGTCGTTTGACCAGGGCGCGTTCACGCCGAACATGGACCGCCTGTACGAATACCAGGCGTCGCTGATGACCGAGGAGGCGCTGGCTGGCATACCCGGTGTGACCGAAGAGATGGCCAACGGCATGCATGAGTTCATCCTGAAGGAGCTCGAGGCCAAGGCAGCGAGCGACCAGCTTTCGAACGCGCTGAATGCGGCGTCCAAGGCGAAGGATCTGCTTACCGACATCCGTTCCGGCGAAGGCGACTTCATGTCCATGCTGCAGAAGGCCAGCGAGATGGCCGTGCAATCCGGCCAGAGCATAAACGACTTCTTCAGCATCGTTGGCGGCAACGTGCAATGGAGCGAAGCAGCGGTTGAGCAATGGGCAATCTCGATGATTCACGGCCTTGAGGGCGTTGGCGACTATACACCCGAGACTGTGGCAATGCTGGAGGAGCTGGCTGTCGCAGAGATCGAAGCCGGGTCGGCTGCGGAGAGAATGTCCGCATCGCTGGAAAAGGTATCGACTGTAACAGAGGGCTTCAAGGATGCGAACACCGCGACGCAGGTGACCTACGACAATATGAAGCAGCTGCTGGAGATCAGCACTGACTATGCGCAGGCGCTGGAATACAACAATGGCAAGATCACGCTGAACCGCGAAAAGTACAACGAGGTCACGGCGGCCATTGTGGAGCAGAGCATCGCCGAGGCAAGAGCTGAGAAGCAGAAGATACTGAACGGCGAGACGCTGGGCAAGCTTGATCACTCTTATGCTGACCTTACAAGCAGGATCGGCTCCTTGTCCGACGAAGAGGTCGACGAGCTGAACAGCCTGAACGCGGCGATTCTTGGCTATGAAGTGCTGGAGAGCCAGCTGTATGATACCGCTGCGGCATACCAGAGGATACTGGGTCTTTCCACCGATGCCACCGACGAACAGTACGACGCGCTGTCGAAAGCATTCGGCGTTGTGGACGATGTTCTGAACAACAGCGACAGCGACCTGTTCGGCATGACCAACTGGGACGCCTACAAGGAATCGCTGAGTTTCCTGGTATCACCCGAAGTTGAGGTAGGCACCGAAGGCTTTGATCAGGCGTTTGAAAGGATAAAGAGCTACCTCGAGGAGGGCACTGACGGCGTAAACAACTTCATGGACGACCTGAGAGAGCTCGGCTATATCGATGCCAGCGGTATGCTCTCTGGCAATATGCAGGATATGGCCAATGATCTGGGCGTGAGCCTGGACGTTGTGAAGTCCATGTTCGAGCAGGCGCAGAGGTATTTCGATCTCGACTTCATGAACGAGGACGTGAACGTCGACCAGTTCAAGAACGGCATGCAGGAAGCGGCGGGATCAGTTGACGACAGCGCGCAGGATATCGACACCAAGCTGACTGCCGTCAAGGAAGGCATCATGACCGTGATGGAGGCCATCGACGAAGTGTTCGCTTCTCACCCGCTGAATATCGATACGGCGGAGGCCGAGAGCGGCATTGAGAGGCTGAACGGTCTGCTGGATTCCCTGGTGGGAGTGCTGGGCACCGTTGGTGTAAACATCGACACAGAGGGCACCAAGGGCTTCCTGAGCGGCATTGGCGGCAGGATACAGCAGTTGATCTCCGGCAAGAGCGCTGCCACCCAGACGCAGGTGGACGTGGACAACAGCCCCGCGATTACCAAGCTGGATGAAGTGCTGAGCAGGATTGCGAACATCGTGAACGCGCTTGGCGGTGTGGCTGGCACACCCCTGAAGATCAATACTGCGCCCGCTGTGCACAGCCTGGGCACCGTATCTTCGCGGTTGTCCGCTATCATCAACAGGCTGAACACGCTCGCCACGATGAAGCCGATCACCATCACGATCAACGAGAGAAGGGTAACATCTACAGCGCAGGCTGCCGCAGCAAGCGGATACGGACTGAGTGCTGCTCCCGGCAAGCGCAGAGGCGCACCGGGCGGACGCACGCTGGTGGGCGAACTCGGGCAGGAGATCGTAGTTGATCCCGAGACGAACACATGGTACACCGTGGGCGACAACGGCGCGGAATTCGTGACGCTGCCCAAGGGCGCAATTGTGTTCAATGCTGAGCAGACCAGAAGGCTGCTGGGTGTTGGCAAGATCAACGGCCAGGGCATGGCGATGTTGTCCGGCAATTCGCAAGCGAACGCTGTTGGTTCTGACGTCGGCAAGAAAAAGGTTGATCTTAAGAAGATAACCAGTGCTGTTAAGACTGTCGGGAATGCGTTGGGAGGCCTTCTTGGCCGTTCTGCCGACTATGTTGCAGGGCAGGTAAGCTCGCTGACCAGCAGCAGCAAGAAGAACAATAAGTCCGGCAAGAGCAGAAGCGGCGGTGGTGGAAGCGGCGGTTCCGGCGGAGGTGACTCCAACGATAAGGAACTGTTTGATTGGATAGAGGTGGCGATCGAGCGCGTTGAGCGCACGATCACCAATCTGGGCAAGACCGCCAACAGCACCTTTAAGACGCTGGCGACAAGGCTGAACGCGACGAGCGATGAGATCGCCGAGATCTACAAGGAGATCGAGATCCAGCAGAAGGGCTACGAGCGCTACATGCAGCAGGCTGAGACCGTTGGATTGAGCGACGATTTGAAGCAGCGCGTGCGCGAGGGCGCGATCGATATCAACGAATACGACAAGGACACGCAGGAGCTGATCAATTCCTATAAGGAGTGGATCGACAAGGCCTATGCGTGCTCAGATGCCGTGGCTGACCTGCACGAGAATCTGGGCAAGCTGTATGAGGATCGCTTCAACAACATCGAGGCGGACTTCAGCAATCAGCTTTCCATGCTCGAGCACATGACCAACACCTATGAGAACACCCTGTCGATGATCGAGGAGAAGGGCTATCTGGGTGGCCAGGAAATGTACAGCAGGCTGCAGGAGATCGAGCGACAGAATATAGCAACGACCCAGCGCGAGCTGGCGGCATTGCAGCAGGCGATGTCTGACGCGATGCTTTCCGGCGAGGTGACCGAGGGCTCTGAATCCTGGTACAAGATGCAGAAGACCATCAACGACACCAAGGAGGCCGTACAGGACGCCGAGCTGGCCGTTGTGAAGTACGGCAACTCTCTGCGACAGGTGCAGTGGGACATCTTCGATTACGGGCAGGAACGCATCTCCAAGCTGACGGAGGAATCTGAGTTCCTGATCGAGCTGATGGAGAGCTCCAAGCTGTTTGAGGATTCCGGCCAATTGAGTGAGACCGGCAATGTGCAAATGGGCATGCACGCGCTGAACTACGACGTGTACATGGCTCAGGCGGACGATTACGCCGATGAGATCAAGAGGCTGAACAGGGAGATTGCTAACGATACTGCCGACACCAACCTGATCAACCGCAGGGACGAACTGCTGAAGCTGCAGCGCGAATCCATTCTGGCCGCAGAAGGCGAGAAGGATGCCGTGCGCAGTCTGGTCGAGGAAGGCATCAACATAGAGCTGGATGCGCTGAAGGAACTGATCGATAAGTACAAGGACAGCATTGATTCCGCTAAAGATTTGTACGACTATCAAAAGAAGGTCTCCGAACAGACCAAGGAAATCGCGGATATTCAGAAGCAGCTTGCGGCTTATGCTGGCGACACCAGTGAGGAGAACCGCGCACGCATCCAGAGGCTGAGAACCAGCCTGAGCGAGGCGCAGGGGAACCTGGCCGAGACGCAGTACAACCAGAGCATCTCCGAGCAGAAGGAGCTGCTGGATACGCTGTACGATGAGTATGAAGCGCATCTGAACGAGCGGCTGGACAACATCGACCTGCTGATGAATGAGATGATCGAGTATACCAACCAGAACGCCGCAGAGATCAGGGACACCATAAGCCTTGAGACGCAGGCGGTCGGGTACACGATCACCGACGAGATGAACAATATCTGGAGGAACGGCGGTGCTGCCCAGGGTGTGGTGGCGACGTATGGCGAGCGGTTCGACGCGAAGCTGACTTCGCTGAACGAAGTATTGAACGCGATATCGCAGAACGTGGCCAATATCATTGCGAAGGGAAATACCACAGCGGCGGTGGCGACCGCGAACGCGACGCCCACGACTCCCGTGACGAAGCCTGCACCGGCTCCCACGCCTGCACCCGCACCTGCTCCGACGCCCGCTCCGGCACCGGCCGCAACGACGGCTGCGGCTGCAGCGGTGGCAGAAGAGCCCGTGCCCAAGCAGGTTGAAATCAAGTACGGTCGTTGGTGGCTGTACTCCAAGGGACCGCGCAGCGGCAAGACGGACTCCATCGTCCACAAGGGCGAGAAGTACGAGTACCTTGGCGAGAAAAACGGGTTCACGAAGATCAAGTACAAGGGTAAGGAGCGCTGGGTGAGTTCCGACGGCATCAAGAAGATCGGCTTCTCGCAGGGCGGCTTTGTGGCTGACCTGCAGAAGATCGCCTACAAGAACGGCGATGACATGGTGACCTTCAACACCCTGAAGAAGGGCGAGGCCGTGTTCACCGCGCAGGAATACCAGCAGATCGCAAAGCTGGTACAGGGACTGCCGCAGATTCAGGATGTGATGGACGCGACGAAGAAGCTGGCTCCGCTGGCCAACGACGTTGGCGGCGGCAATGTGACCATTGACAGCTTCAGCGTGCCGATCATGATCGAGAGCGTGCAGGACTACAACGACTTTGTACGTCAGCTGAGGGATGACCGAAGCTTCGAGCGCATGATCGAAGATATGACGATCGGCAAGCTGACGGGCGGTTCCAGCCTGGCAAAGAAAAAATACTATAACTGATGAACGGAGGGGCAAGTCCCCTCCTTCATCATAATTTGGAGGGATTGCATGGAAGGGAGAAAGAACGCGATGCTTGAGCGCAAGTATGACGCGCTGCGCAAGCGGTATGACAGGCTCAATGAGAAGTACAGCGAGCTGACGAATGAAAAGGCGCATATTGAGAACGCGCTGAAGACGGCGAACGAGAAGCTGGAGAGCGTGGCGCAGCTGGAGGCGGAGTTCCGCGAGGCGATCGCCCACGCGAAGGATATCCAGGAGAAGTATGAAGCGGCCCTGGAGGACGTGAAGCTGCTGCGGAAGGACTACGGCGCGAAGGTCAAAAAGCTGATACGGGAGATACGATGATATACGCACCTATATATAGGAAGGAAGTGATGAGCCATGTATGCCTCGGATTTTGAATACGACGGCAAGCTGCTCAGCCAGTTCGGCTTTGTCATTGGCGAGATCGGTGGCTCGTCAGGCAGCGAGACGATAGACACCGGATATGACATATCGTTCGTGAAGGTAAAGCGGGACAGGGGCAGGAAATACGGTGTGGCGGCGACGCACTTTGAGGGATGCGCGCAGGCCACATTCACGATACTGAAGGACCCCGAAGCCTGTGACAACAACCAGGAGATTTCGAACGACGAGTACCGCGACATTGTGCGATGGCTGAACCGGCACCAGTATCTGAAATTCAGGCTGGTGGGGGATGAATGCTATGAGATGGAGACCTGCTTTTACAACGCGAGCTTCAATATCAAAAAGGTGATGTTCGACGGGCGGCTGATGGCGCTTGAGCTGACGGTTGACACGGACTCTCCATTCGGGCACGGGATGCCGGTGGAGAAGACATGGGAGATGAGCGCCAATATTGGCGTGGAGCTGACCGATTATTCCGACGACGCTGGCTTCTTCATTCCCGATATGAAGATTACCTGCGGCGAGGCGGGCGACCTGACCATTACAAACGACCTGTCCAGCAGCAGCATGGAGATCAAGAACTGCGCTGCCGGCGAAGTGATTACGATTTACGGCAGCACGCAGATCATCACAACGAGCGTGGCGAGCCATGCCATTTACAATGATTTCAACTATGATTTCCTGAGGGTAGGCAACACCTACCACGAGCGCGTGAACACCATCACCGCCACAAAGAACATTACGCTTGAGCTGAGCTATGAGCCCAGCATCAAGGACGTGCCATAAGCAGACAGGGGTGAGCATTATTGGCAATTCAAATTAAATTTGACCATGGCCACAATCCACTCCCGCCGACGATCGTGCTGGCGAACAGGGGCGGCAGCAAGTATGGCGTGCTGCCCGCTGTGAACATCAACCTGACAGACAGCCTGGAGGAAGCATCCGAGTTGCAATTCAGGGTGTACAAGTATGACGGCGGTGCAAAATGCGCCTTATGGGATTCGCTGGTGGACTTGAAGCTGGTATGGTGTGTGGAATGGGACGTGTGGTTTGAGATCAGCGTTGAGACAAATGACAGCGTGGAAGGTGTGTACAAGAATGTGTCCGGCAGATCGCTGGGCGAGGCCGAGCTGGACGAGATCATGCTGTATGAGATCGAGATCAATACGGAAGACGACATTGCGCGGGACGACTACCGTGTGACCGTGCTGTATGACGCGGAGCATCCGGACGGTTCGCTGTTGGACCGCATCCGCGAGAAGGCACCACATTATTCCATTGGGCATGTGGACGAAAGCATTGCCGGCATCCAGCGCACCTATACGTTTGACAACAAAAGCATACTGGAGGCGCTGAGGGAGATTAGCGAGGAGATCGGCTGTCTGTTTGTGATAGACTCTGGATCTGACGCAGATGGCACGCCTGCAAGAAAGATAAATGCCTACGATCTTGATAGTTACTGTGCAGCATGCGGTTTTCGCGGCAGCTTTAGCGGGAATTGCCCTGAATGTGGATCAGCAGATGTAAGCCATGGATATGGAGAGCAGACGAATGTTTATGTGTCAAGTGACAACCTGGCAAGCGAGATACAGTTTTCTTCCAACATGGATACAATTAAAAGCTGCTACAGGCTGATTGGCGGGGACGATCTGATGACGGCTACTATAGCAAACTGCAATCCAAATGGCACGAATTATATCTGGTACATCACCGAAGAAATGATGAATGATATGTCCACAGAACTGCGTGAAAGGCTGGCTCAGTACTACGTGGATTACGCAAGCTACACAGATACACGGCAGACCACATTGAATGAGGCGATTGTTTCGCAATATAACGCGCTGGTAAACAAATATCGCAGCTATGATGATTCGCTTGAGACGGTCGCAAACCCGGTGACAGGCTACGGCCCGCTCATGAAGATCATGTATGATGCTATCGATTTTGAACTGCTGCTGAGCAGCGAGCTCATGCCTTCGCCGGCCACCAGCGGCACCAATGCTGCGGCAGAGGCGGCGAAGCTGACAAGCAGTGCGTTGACGCCCGTGGCGGTTTCCGACCTGGCAAGCTGTTCTTCGGCGACGGCATCCAGCGCGGTACTGTCTGTGGCGAAGATGATTGTGAACAGGGGTTATCAGGTGAAGGTGAACAACGGCGTACTGGACGGTGAAATCTGGGACGGCAGCTTTACGGTGACGAATTACTCAGACAGTGAAGACACGGCGACCACCAGTGTCATAGAAGTTACAATGTCTGATGGCTATGAGGACTACGTGTCCCAGCGGCTGAGCAATTTGATGAGCGATGCGTCCGATGACGTGACGGATATCAGGAGCCTGTTTGCATTGAGCGGAACTGCGTTCAATAATGAATTGAAGAAATACTGCCTTGAACGTCTGAATTCCTTTCGCGATGCGTGCCAAGCATGCGTAGATCTGTTGATTCAACAGGGCATATCAAACAACAAGACCTGGGCGAAAGAAGACCCGAATCTGTATTCTACTATGTATGTGCCATATTATACCAAGCTAAATGCAATCATTGCAGAGGTGAAGGTACGCGAAAGCGAGATTGCGGTTATCGCCGGTGTATATGACGCTAACGGCGGACTGAAGCAAGACGGAATGCAGTCTGTGGTGGAGCGAGCTACGCTTGCAATACAAAAGGCACTGAATCTGGAGAACTATCTCGGCGCAAATTTGATGCGCGAATTTATGGCTTATAGGCGCGAAGATGAATACAGTGATGACAACTTTATATCGGACGGTTTGAGCAACGCAGAATTGTTTGACAGGGCGCAAGAATTCATCGAGAGCGTGAACGAGGCGATCTACAAGACGGTAACGCAGAGATGCAAGCTATCCACAGAGTTATCGAATCTGCTGGTAATAGAGGAATTTGCGCAAATTGTGGATGATTTTGAAGTAGGCAACTGGATCAGTGTTGGAGTTGATGGTGAAGTGCACCGACTCAGGCTGATGTCCTATACTGTGGACTTTGACAGCCTTGAAAATATTGAAGTGGAGTATTCGGATGAAGTGCACGATGCCTTTAAAAAGACAAGCGTGCTAAGCACTATCAGAAACGCCAACCTGATGGCGCGTACCTACCAGGCAATGAAGCGACAGGTCGGGGAAGCGAACAGGGCAAAGGTGTGGATTGACGAAGTGTTGAAGAACGGGCTGTTGCTCGGACCGTGAGGAGGATAAGGAATGGATAAAAATATCAGGATCGCTGACAGCAGCGAGCAAAACGTCGTTATCGACAAGAACGGGGTGCTTTGCCGCGAGTATCTGCCCTATGAAGAAGAGTATGACAAGCGACAGCTCAAAATTGTCAGCAGAGGACTGTACATCACGGACGATGATTGGGAGAACGTGCGGGCTGGTATAGGCGACTTTACCTATTACGATCCTGCTACCGGAGAAACCAAGCAGGGCTATGGCGTGATTGCCAATGTGTTGATCGCCCCGCTGATCCTGTCGGAAGACGTGGGTGTGTACAACGAGGACGGCACGGTGAAGCTGGACAAGAATGGGCTGACAATCACGCATACCGGCACCGGCGAAGATGACACAGTGTTCAGGGTGCAGAAGCAGACTGATGGTGATTCTCAGGCAGTGGACGTGATTTACTTCGATAGCGAAGGTAATGCCCACTTTAACGGCAAGATCAGCGCATCGGCATTGTACGGCGGGATACTGACGCTTGGCGGCGCTAACAACGTTAACGGAACGCTGAAGATCGTGGACGCCAATGGTGCTGTTATAGGCACATGGGACAAGGATGGCATTACTATCAATAAGGGGTCGGTGACCGCAAACGCCATAAAGGGTGGCACGTTGACACTGGGTGGTTCTGGCAATGTTAACGGTCAGATAGCTCTGCTCGATGCAAATGGTGCACAGATCGGAACTTGGGACAACACTAAGCTCAAGCTGGGCGAGGCCTGGAATTTCGTGCAGCTCTACGGCCCCGCCGAATACAACGGCGTGATGGAGGTGACCCCGTTCTACGCCGTGCAGACCTACAACGGCGGCTCGCCCTTTGAAATGATGCTGAAAGAGGCCATGCTGGTTCTGCTTCGCGGCAGCTCCGGCTTGCAGCTCAACCCGGACAGCATTGCCATCACCGAGGACAAGGGCAACGGGTACGAGGCAGACCTTGAAATCGCCGCCAACTACCTTGCGGCCTTGATGGGCGGCACGTTCACCATTCAGGTCGACAACGGCGTGCTGGACTTCGTGGTGAACGGACTGAGCATCAACGGCACGGCTGGCGCAAGCGGCACGTTCACGACGGCAGATGGCAAGACCGTGACCGTGACCAAGGGCCTGATTACCAGCATTGTCTAAATCAGGCATATTTACAGGAGGGTGAAGCATGGAAATACCGATTGCAGTATCTGGCCAGACGATGCATTTGCAGGCCAACCAGCGGGCACTGGCGTCTGGTTCGCAGAATTTTGTGAAGATCGTGTTCGATCTGTCTGAGGACTGGGACGCGCTGACCGCCTTTGCGCAATTTACACAGAACGGAGAATCCTATAACGTCTACCTCGACCTGGAGGACAGCGTGTATCTGCCGGCGGAGATCGTCGCCGGCGATTGCACCATGATGCTGTATGGCACGGGCGAGAACAGCGCAATCGGCACCACGAACGCGATCAAGTTCTGCATCGCTGACAACGGGTTCGTGAGCGATGGGCAGAGCACTGAGATCACAGAATCGCTGTACCAGCAGCTTGTGAACGAAGTGCGCCAGTATGTGCCGTTCAGCCATATCGCCACAATGGAAGAGGCGGCGGCTTATCTTGGCTACTGATGCCGAGTGAATAACTAACGCGGAGGTGCATGCAATGGCTGCATGGGAATTGAAACGAGACCACTTGACGCGATTCTGCCTGTTCGGAATCGACGGTCCAAGTGACATTAGCATGCTCCCCACTTCCACAAAGGTGGGAAGTGGAGACCTTGATACTTCGACTACGTGCGCTGTAGGGTCCATCGCACGGGCTTCTGACGGAAGCATTTATACATTGACCGGCGACGGTGAATGGGAGCTGCAAACCAAGAAAAGCAGCGGCGGTGGCGGCGGCGGCCCGAGCATTGCCGTCGTGCCGTTGAGCGTGACGGCGAACGGCACCTACACCGCGCCGAACCGCAGGGCATACAGCCCCGTGACCGTAAACGTGGCGTCCGGCGGCAGCGCCTACACCGCGCAGAAGGACGTGAACTTCTTTGACTGCGACGGCACGATCCTGCATTCCTACACCAAGGATGAGTTCCTGGCACTGACCAGCATGCCGGACAATCCTTCCAAGCCCGGGCTGATCGCCCAGGGCTGGAACTGGACGCTGGCGGATGCGAAGGCGTATGTCGGCGCTTACGGCATTCTGGAAATTGGCCAGATGTACACGACCAGCGACGGCAAGACGCGGGTATACATTCACATCGAGGAAGACGCCCCGGAAAACCGGCGCACCTTCAGCCTGTACTTTGGACAGAGCGAAGTGAACGGCGTGTCTGTGGATTGGGGCGACGGCACCGAGCCTGAGACCTATGACGCGGCGGGCTTTGCCATGCGCAGCCACGCTTACGCCAAGCCCGGCGATTATACCATTTCGCTGACGCTGGTGAGCGGCGTGCTGACGATCGGCACATCCTCCGGCGGCACGCATTATTCCATCAACGGCAACGTGAACGACCCTGCCACATACCTGAACCGCTCCCGAATCAGAAAGGTGGAGATCGGCAACAACATGGTGAGCATCGGCGAGTATGCGTTCTATTTCTGCCTGAACCTGAGCTGCGTGTCGATTCCGAGCAGCATTCAGAGCATCGGCGGATGGGCGTTCTACCAATGCTATATGCTGAACAGCATCGCGATTCCCGCAGGCATCACGAGCCTGCCGGAGAGCACTTTCCAGTATTGCTACACAATCAAGCGTATAGCGATGCCGGCGAGCCTGATCAGCATTGGCGATTATGCCCTGGCCAACTGCTATGTGCTGGAGCGCATCACGACTCCGGGAAGCGTGACGAGCATCGGCAACAGCGCCTACAGCGCGTGCCGCGTGGGCAAGGTGGTGCTGCCCGAGAGCCTGACGACACTTGGGCAATCCGCGCTATACATGTGCGAGGCGATTACGAAGCTGGACATCCCGGCGAGCCTGCGGCAGATTGCCGGATACACATTCTATGGCTGCTACGGCATGTCTGAATATCATATGAAGTCGCCGGTGCCGCCCACGCTGGTGAGCACCACAGCGTTTGGCGGCATGCTGACGAGCTGCACGATCTACGTGCCGTACAGCAGCGACCATAGCATTCGCACGGCCTACAGAAACGCGACGAACTGGTCGAGCCTGGCGAGCCGAATTGAGGAGGAGGGCGCATAATGATCGTGAGAGAGTATTACGAAACGCGGGATGACGGCGTTGAACTCTACCGCACCTATTCGGACGCGGGCATGATGGTGAAGCAGGTTCAGACCGGCATTAACTTCATCGAAGCGATCGACGTGGACGGCAGCGCCGCGACATATACCGAGACGGATATTCCTGTGCCTGAGTACGAGGGCGTTTACCTGACCGCGCAGCAGGCACTGGACATCATCCTGGGCGAGGAGGAATGAATATGAGGATGACACAGGTTATGGCCAACAACTACCGGAAGCTCATCGCCCTGGCGGCCGACAGCCTGTCTGACGTTGACGCGCTGAAGGCGCCGATGCTGTTCGACCGCTGGCAAGTTGGCGTGGAGTACAAGGCAGGCAAGCGCGTGTACGACGAAGGCGTGCTGTACACGGTGCTGCAGAAGCACACGTCCCAGGCTGACTGGCGACCGGCGAATACGCCTTCGCTGTTTGCGAAGGTGCTGATTCCCGACCCGACTGTTATCCCTGAATGGGAGCAGCCGGACAGCACCAACCCCTACATGAAGGGTGATAAGGTGCGCCACAACGGCAAGAAGTGGGAGAGCATGATCGACGGGAACGTTTGGGAGCCCGGCGCGATCGGCACGGAGGCGTTGTGGGTTGAGTTTTAAGAAATGTGAATTTTATCATAGCAAAATGGAGGTGGACGCATGTCTGCATGGGAACTGAAAAGAGATCATCTGACGCGCTACTGCCTGTTCGGGATTGACAGCTCTGAAGACCTTGCGATGCTGCCGACTTCTGTAAAGGTCGGCAGCGGCGATCTGATCCGGTCGACGACTTGCGCGATCGGATCGATTGCCAGGGCTTCGGACGGCAGCCAGTACATCCTGACGGGCGACAACGAGTGGATCGGCTATGACGCCGGTGGCGGTGGTCTTGTGATGTACGAATGCCAGGAGGGCGAATATGACGCGGAGACCGGTGTGCCCACGATTGAAGAGCCGAACGAATCCACGATTTACCTGGTACCCACCGGCGACAGCGAAGCGCCGTATCGCGGGTGGATCTATATTAATGACGAGTGGGCGCAGTTCGCCGGTGGTGGCGGCGGAGGCGGCGGATCTGTTGATGATGTCCAGGTGAACGGCAGTTCCATCGTCAACAATGGAATCGCGAATCTGCCGATTGCTGGCAATAACACGCTTGGCCTTACAAAGGGATATGGCTCGCGCGGCATATCTATTGATAGTAATGGCAATGTATATCCTACGCAGCTAAATACTGCCACCATAAAATACGGGAACATGGCCTATGCCATTATAACCGTTGAGCGGCAGCATGAGTCTGTGTTCTATGGTCTTGCCAGAGCGGCCGGTGATTCTACAATGGCCGAGTCCGCCAACCCTGTCGGCACCTACACCGATGAGGCCAAAACTGCGATCAAATCCATGCTCGGCATAAGCGATGGTGCTAATGGCCTTCCCGCTGGCGGCGCAACCGGCCAAGTCCTCAAGAAGACTGGCTCTGCTGATTATGCTGCGGGTTGGTCTGGGATGGCGCTGAATGATTTGAGTGATGTATCGGCACCTTCTTCTTCCACTGTGAATTATATCCTAAAACGAAACGATAATAATTGGTCGGTTTCGGAAATCGCATCTAATTACGGTGATTTAGTGGACAATGGTGATCCGAATGAAATCTATATAAGTCGCGATGCTCGTAATTATAATCCTTCTTTTCCTTGCAACGCGGCTTATGTTCGGGATGGTAGTTACAATTGCTGGGACATTATATGGAGCAATGGAGACACCGATCCCACCAGCGAAACTCCAGAGAATATATACGTTGTTAATAGAGCTGCCAACACTCCTTTTAATAATGTTACAAGACGTTTTGTATATAATCATGACTATTCTTGTTATGAAGAAGCCCCTCTCGCTCTCGACAACGAAGTCGTAGGTTTCTGGACGGGCACTCAGGCTCAGTATGATGCTCTGGCTACTAAGGACGCTCACAAGGTATATTTCATTCAGGAATGAGGTGACGGCCTATGATTAAGATGGGAACTACGACCGTTAAGCCTGCTGGAGTGTCTAAAGTATACGTCGGTGATAGGATTGTGTATTATTCGATACCGCCTGCATACCGAAAACTG